GTGCACTGGCCGTCTGAGTCGCTGGAAACGTAATATGATTGTCAGATGTAGTTGGTGCGAAAAGGGAAGTGTACCAATTGTTTTGACAAATTGTAGATTTAAACAATTCAAGTTCATCAAACTCCTCCACCTCAATCTCTTCCAAGATGGTATCGTTTTCATCAGTGAAAGTACGAATATCAACTATCTGTGTACCTTTGAATGTTATTGAGTTGCAATAATCAACTGGTTGCAATATTTTATAGTGCCAAAGACGATCACTGACACCATCGTTCACATCGAGTTCTTCCGCAAATGTAGGTAACCAATTAACAAAGCGATACCAAATTTGTCGCATTTCGAATGTGAAACCATCATGATTTTTCCACTCTTTAAGATGTTTAAAAGCATCACTTATTCCTTTAGTGCGATCAGAGCGTGCGATGGCACCTAGTAAAAACAAAGAAATGGTGACACGTTGAAAGTCTTGAACGCTAACGTTCCATCGATCAGCGTATACCGTTGAACCAATTCTTAATGAACGTAAAAGGCCACTAGCAACAACAGCAAGTTCGGTGTATTTATATGATTCATCATTCTGACGCAGGGTGTAAGACATTAGACAGTTAACCACATTGGTAGGTACAACAAAGTGGTGAACGTCAGATTGTTTGATGGCAAAATGTTTGGTGGCAGCTTCGGTAAGATCAGGCACATATTGAAAATCACCTATTAGTGTTGTTAATGGATAGGTGATGAAAATGTCGCCTTGTATTTTACGAGTTCTCGTAAAGTGCAACAAAGCCAAAGGTCCATGCACGCGTTGATAGTCCATACACACGCACATTTGGTCAGTTTCGTACTTGCTAACAGTACAGAGGTCGTACCAGGCCTTATAATTGTGTACATATGGTGTAGAGAAGTCATTCAACATGAACCGTATTTGTTTATGTTTGCCCTCACCTAAAATTTGTGTTTTGAAAATATCTTGATCATAAGTGTCAAGTTTCGAATCAAAGAAAAATTTAGGAACATATATGAACACATATAATTGCTCCAAACCATGATTATTAAATATGTCCAAAATATCTTGTGAGGATACATCATACATGGAATGGACAGCAAACGCAACATCAGCTTTAAATTTACAAACTTGAGCACCGTTAATACACTCGGCACACTTTTGTGTTCCCAGAGAGTACGCAAATCTTTGTTTGCACGACTCAAGATCGTTTTTGGCGGTAGTGACAACTCGTGCGCAGTTGCGCGCATCATCTAATAAAAGACAATTATGCACTGCGTTAGAGATTTTGCCATTGACTGAATCACCGATCGTCATGATTGTTTTTGCATTCGCTGTTAACTCATCAGATATCCTACTAGCTTCCTCATTGCTGTACTGGTTTAGGGCTGCTAAAATAGGATGTGCACTCACACGTAAATTGCAAGTGTAGTCAATATGAACGAACTGATGAGGAAAGTAAGTCTGTACTTTCTTAAGTTGGTCATCGTTCATATGGTATTTAATTTTAAATGCATGAGCTATTTGATTTCTTGTAACGTTTGTGACGACGTCAGCAAAGAGGCTCTCAGAGCCAGCTTTGCTGTCACCGCCCAAATGTGATAATGAAATGTTCTGCATAATTATAA